GACATGAGACTAGTCTCCCAGTTGTAACGATCTACGTGTTCTTGAAACGTGTCGGACTCCGGAGTAATAGCATCAAAGACTTCAATACCGTCGATATATCCCTCATCAATGGCACGTCGGAAAGAGCGACGCGACATCTCGGCATACTCTTCGGACTTCTCATTACCCTTCATTACTATTTGTTTTACTTTCATTCAACTTTCAACTTATCTTGCGATTGATGATTATTATATGTATGAGGCAAGTATCCTCTATGTGTATATTCCCAAGCAATGCTGTATCGATACTTGGACTTACTGGTATTGTGATAACAACCATGTACTAAGTTAACATCGAATATTACCGCAAATGGTTCATCTAGTTCGATATCAACAATATCCGGATTACCGTCGTCCATGTGCATCCATCGAAAAACCCCGTGAGATCGTTTATCGTGGGGGTATGTCTTATTGTGCGAACCGGTCAATACCCTAAGACATCCGGTCTCTCTAGTAGCTCCATTTACAAATACATCACAACTGACCATCTTGGTTCTATCGCCCTGAATGTAGTAGTTGTCTTGATGCCAGTCTACCGAGAACCCTCGTTCCGGAATCATCGGAAAGAACTTGGAAATATATGTATCTAAATCCTCGGCACCAAGTATTGACTGTGCAGCCTTCTTCAGTTCGGGGAAAGTCGCAACACTGCGTAAAATATCACTCTGAACAAATGCACCATCTAACTTGCATGGATTGTTAGGTTCATTCATCACCCAATGGCCAGTGTTGACCGTCAGTCGTTCACTGAAGGTTCTGAGGTCATTACATTCTCGGTTAATAACCGATCGTTCGTCATCGGTCATGAATCCAGTTATTATAGTATACCCGAATTCATCGAACTTGGCAAGGTCATAATTAAGATCCAATCTTCATTTCCCGCAAATAATCTGAGTTTAATATATAGTCGGGCCAAAGGTCTTTAGGAAAGTTGACTAACGCATGATGGTCTTCTCCACTAAGAAGGTCGGCGTGAGCCAATCTAACATGAACAAATTTCGTATCTTCTTTGCGATAATCATGGTGATGAATTTTAATTACACCATCAGTCTCGAAAAGTTCGGTTATGAGTTGAGAGTTCCATTCGCCGTCCATCAACTGGACGTTCATGTTATGAAGATATATCATCATGTGTATATAAGGTTGATCTGACATATAGAATCGATTCAAGTCATGTTGAGAAATAAACTCGTTGTATTCCAGCAAGTCCATCCATTGTTCTCTCGCTTGCAACCTCGCTTGTTTTGAGAACAATACCACGCCACCATTCAATATTCTAGGCAACCCATCTTTGCGAGTGGGTATCGTTATTCCGTAGACATCCTTTATGAGACGATTCCACTCATACCAATTACTATGCTCCCGTTCGGTTAGATCGCCCACAAATCCCTCGGACACAATTCCAATATCAGCTTGAAAATGATCAAAGATATTTACATCTAGGGTTTCTACGGGAAACACATCGGCATCTAGGAAGAGGATATCATCATAGTCATCGAAGGAGGTGTCGTATATTAGTTTCAGTATTCCGAAGTGGGGAGTATATACACCAAAGGACTGTCCATACCAACTCTTTACGAAGTTTGGATTATCATCGAATCGATGTTCAACACCAATCTCTCGGGCGTATTGACGCATCGCGTCAACTCCAGCTTTACAAGACTCTAGTATTTCACCGTCCCAGTATTGATAAATCAAATTCATAATAAATCCATAGTCAAAGTCTTCTTCGTCGGCCCAGGCGGAAAAAAGGGAGACATTTCTGCCTCCCTTCTACTTAGTTACACATACGCTATTAGTGCAAGACAGTACATAATAGCTATACAGCTACTACATAATACTGTAAAAGCGCCGATCTGGTCTACTCGACTACTTCGTGATTTGCTCTTTTGCATTGTTATTCTCCTCGTTAGAATTGATTGATATCTTACGAGGCTTCTGACTATCAGGTATTACGACTTCCAATTTTATGGCCAGTAACCCATTCCTGAAATCAGCTCCAGTTACTTCAACATACTCCGACAGACGGAATTGTTTCTCAAACTTTTTAGTTGAGATTCCTTTGTGTATATATTCCCTACCACGGTCTTCATGTTGACCACGAATAGTGAGAGTCCGATTCTTCAATTCGATGTCAAGTTCAGATTCATTGAACCCAGCTATTGCTAACTCAATGAGAAAGTGATTTCCCCCCATCCCAATAATATTATGGGGAGGGAAACTGTCGCCCGAATTGCGCGAGACGCGGTCTAGGTCATCAAACATAGAATCGAATCCTACGAATGCTGAACGAGGGAATAGTGATTTTGCTGCTGTGTTTGTCATGTATGACTCCTTAATTATAAGCAAGTTTATTAGGATACCCGAACAATTCGGCATATCCATGTGAGACGTTATTTATACAAATAACAAATTAATAATATTTCGACGGACACGGGTCGCCTTCAACTCCAAAGGAGAAGGAGACTCTTGATTCTCGTGGAAATACTTGGTGGTGCGTACCTCGTGGAAGGTACACGTACATACCTGGCTCGAAGTCGAATGGTTCGTTATTATCGATACCTTCAACCTTCAACCCGACAGTGCTGATAACCTGAACGAGAAAAACGTCCATAGAATCTTTGTGCCATGGGTATGATCCACTCGCACGACCAAATCCACTAAACGCAATGTTAGTGATTTTATTGGCGTGTAAGGTGAATACTTCTTGCATTTCTTCATAAATGTTTTTAGCAAACTCCGGAGCACTTCCGCGAGAATGAAACTTATTTAATCCGATACGCATTTTATTTGAGTTACGATCGTATAGATCTTCCGGATGGGAGTCCATCATCTCCATGAACTCATTCCATCTGTAGGTGTCTTCCATCTTAAATGGGAGACGACCTACGAATGGAATTTTATTTTTTATATTATCTTCTTTATCTTCAAAAATACCATAATGTTCTGACATAATATATTAACTGTTCCCAATATTATACTTCGGTTGTAGATCCCAGCTGGCCTTATCTTTATACGATATGATCTTGATCTGACGCATAGGGGCACATTCTTTAGCGACATCTTTATTTAAAATTTCAACTAGACCCCAGTCTTGAAGTAAAGTTGCTATAGTGTTTCGACGTTCCACGTCACCCACTTCTAGATTAGACTTCTTACCGTCAAGTAAGAACAATTCCTTGAAATGGACAATGAAATAACGACCCTGCTTGTGTAAGATGTGACACGACTGAAAGAGTGTGTTGTCTCTTCTTGAAGCTACACCAATTCTAGTCAAAGTCTCTCTTACCTTTAGGAAGTCGTCTGGTTCCGCAAGAGTGATTTCTAACATCATCTCCGAGTTCCATTGCACGAGATTATTATTCTCTTCCACCCTTATACACCTTATGTTTTATTTGTTTGATATTATCAGGAGATAATAACGACATTATCTGTTTTGTCTTAGAGTCACTGTAGCCATAATACTCTTTGACGGATTCAAAGTCTTCGTTATGTGAAGACTTATCCCACTTAGAAAATCTTTTCCGTTTCCTTACAATATTTATAAGAAAATCGTTTTGTAGCTTATTATCAATATGGTGCAACCGGTTCATTTCATTAGCGATTGCTACCGTATCTGGAAAGTAAGATAATGATCTATTTATCACAAAACTGTTGTAAAACTTTACGTTTCTCGCATCAAGATCGATCAGATTTAATTTGGTAAAGTTTATACTATTTAAGAAGTCAAATGGACTCAATGGTTTATCTTTTGTCATCTGGTTTACACCATCCGTTTTCATAGTCATCATGATATAGTGATTTGATTCTAGTTATTTGTTCTGGTGTAATCATAGTATTATATATTCTCATGCCACTTTTATTATCATGAATATTTAACTTTTCTTGCGGAAGTTTAAGTCCAGCCGCATCATTGATGAACAAGAGTAACTGAGAAAGTTGAGCAATGTCCACAACCATATGATATTCACTAGGATGTCCCATGTACCAACTTTGTGTATAAAAGTGGTTGTTCTTAATAGCACCCTCTTCTATTTTAGTGATGACCTTATCCAGTTCGGAATCAAGTGTCGGCAATTCATGGATTCGACCCAAACTAATATGTTTTGCCTGATTAGTAACAATATATTCACACGCAGAACGAAATCGCGAAACGGGATCGCGACTTACAGCAATCCTATAACTGCCTTTGCGGAAAGGGATATTAAATTGATCTCCTTTCTTTCGTACTTCTGTTAACCTCTCAACTCTTCCTATATATTCTTTTTGTCCAATATGGTGCCGTTGGAGTTCTTTAAGGGTAGACATTCCATTTTTGGGACAGAGACGAACGTCTATATTATTAGGAAAATATAGTACGTTGTCCGCTGGGGACATTTCATAAACTCTGGTATCGTTCATTATTGTTTTACCTCGACATTGGCCATCACCTCAGTTAAGCAGGCGACTAAATTAAGTTCGTGATCTTGAACAAACGCGTTTTTATACTGGTAATCGCCGAGTATCAACACCAATTGAGGTATGCTATTAGGAGACACGAATTCGTACATTCTATCGTAAATGCCACGGAATATCGCCACCGGCTCTATATCTATATTATCCACAACCCACGAACGCATACGTTTGAAGTTTTTTTCTCTAATAGCACCAAATAATGCGGTGTAAGGGTCGGAAACATCGCTGTCAAGACCGACAGGAACATGTAATGTACCAGAGAGACTACCCTTCTGGCATTCGTTCAGAACGCGTCTCCAGTCCGGTGCGTGCTTCATAATAATCTGCGCAAGTTGACCCTTATCAACAGAGACGTTCTCTTCAGTAAGAATGTTTTGCAAACGATCCATGAATTGACCGCACAACTGAACCATTACGGGTTTCTTAAAGTTGAACTGGTATTTGGAACAACGAGAGTGTAACGGTTCGATGAGCCGGTTCTCAAAATTACATGTCATAATAAAACGACAATTCTTGGAGAACTCTTCGATGAACCCACGGAGAGCAGGTTGGGTCGA